CTTCCTTTATATGACATAAATACTATCTAGTTAACATTAAAGGCAAAAGATGGGTATTTTTAACTTAACCGAAATAACATTCAATAAGAATCCTATCTCCAGAACTGGAGATTCCAGAAACAATTTGGTTGGTTCTGGATATAATTCAAACACATTCAAATATCCTATTGATTTGGGTAGTTACGATAAAGGTCATTATATGGTTATTCATATTAATGAACAAATCAAAACAAGTTATATTGGTCCATCATCTACAGATGTTCCATCAATTTTTACAAATAGACAAAATTTAAATAAATCAATTGGCGGCACAGGAATTGGAGGTTTATCCAATTTTTCAGATTTATACGGTGACGTTATATCTAAAGCCACTAATTTTTTTAAAGGAAATCAAGGTTTCATATCTGGTTCAGATTATAGACCAGCACTAGAGGTTAGAACAATTCGTAGAACAACCGATACGATTGCGTTGTACATGCCTGATACTTTAAATTTTACACACAATCAAGGTTATAGTGATGTGAAGATGGGTGGCGGTATGTTTGCAGCTGCTGGTGCAGCTTTGCAGGCTGCTCAAGGATCTAATTCAATTGATGATTTTTTAAGTAAACTTGGAAATAATGCCTCACCATTTTTACTTAGTGGTTTGGCATCACTTGCTGGAGAATTGGGTGCTACTGCATTTGCTGGTGCTTTTGGTTTTGTAACCAATCCAGCTTTAGAAGTTCTTTATTCTTCTCCTGCTCTCAGATCATTTAGATTCGATTTTATGTTTTATCCAAGGTCAGAAAAAGAAGCTATAGAAGTCCAAAGTATTTTAGATAGATTGCGTTTTCATCAAGCACCAGAATTGTTAGGTTCACAAAATGCTGGTGGACTTGGTGGATTTTTTATGGTACCTCCATCTGAATTTGATATTAAATTTTATTATAATGGATTAGAAAATCCAAATATACCAAAAATCTCCACATGTGCTTTAGAAACTATTGACATAGACTATGCACCAAATGGTTTTTCAACATATGAAGTCCCAAGTGGACAATATGCTACAAAAGGCGGCACAGGAATGCCAGTAGGTATTCGCCTGTCGTTACAATTTAAAGAACTTGAAATGCTTACAAAATCAAATTTTTCAGATGACGCTAATAGAAAAACTCAATTTCAAAGTGGTGGAGGAGAGGCAGAATAATGGCAAAATATTTTAATTATTTCCCTAAAACTTCATATACCTTTGATGGTAAAAATATTCAATATGTAACAAATCTACTTTCTAAAGTTTCTTTTGAAAATGACTTTAAAGAAAATTCAGTAATTTATTATGAATATTTGGTTACTGACGGAGAAACACCAGAAATTGTTGCTCATAAGATATATGGTTCTGCTGAAAAACATTGGATCATTTTAATGCTAAATGATATTTTGCACCCACAATTTGATTGGCCTTTAAATGAAAGTTCTTTAATTAAATATATTGATATTAAATATCGTCAATCACAATATGCCAATAGTTCTACCGAAGGTACAGGTACGACATGGGCACAAACACATGTTAAAGAATACCACAAAATTGAAACAAAAACAAATACAATATTAAATGAAACTATATCGGTCAATACTTTAAATGTAACCCAAAATGACTATGCTAATGTGGTTTCAACTTCAACAAATTATACTTTAAGTGATAACACCACAATTAATATTAGTATAACAAAAGATACATTAAGTTATTATGATTATGAAATTGCTGAAAACGAAAGCAAAAGATCAATTAAAATTTTAAAACCAGACTTTGTACCTGTTGTAGAACAAGAGTTTATTGGAGTTTTTACTAAATGACCAGTGCAGTATCCAATTTTGTAATTAAAGAATTATCTTTAGTTTACAAAGACAAAAAAATTGACATATCTGGTTTATTTCAGGAATTAAATATACACGATAGTATATTGTTACCTTGTGTACATGGTAATGTTGTAATTCTTGATAGTCGAGGACTTACTGATAAATTAGCACTAGATGGATCTGAAAATTTAATTGTTGATATACGAAAAAATAAAAATGATGATGCAGATAGTGATTTTGCATTTCAAAAAGTTTTTAGGGTATTTAAACAAAGTAACAGAAAAGGTGTAAATCAACGTTCTGAAGTTTATGTGTTACATTTTATTTCCGAAGAATTTATTTTATCTGAACAATTACGAGTAAATCAATCGTATAGAGAAAAGTATTCAAATATTGCAAAGTCTATAATGAAAGACTATTTGAATATTGATATTGATAAACAAATTGAAGATGGTAGTTTGTTTGTTGAATCTGAAGGATTAAAAAAAGTAGCAATACCTAATCTACATCCAATTGACGCTATTGATTGGTGTGCAAAAAGGTGTTTAGATAAAAATGAATCTCCATCTTTTTTATTTTTTGAAAATAATAAAGGTTATAATTTTGTAAGTCTATCAACATTACTTTCAATATCGCCAGTAGCTTCGTTAAATTTTACACCTAAAAATATAAATTTGGGTGATAAAACTGAAGAAACTCAATTTTTAGGTATTAAAGATTTTAAGGTTCTATCACAGTTTGACTTTTTAAAATCGGTTCAGAATGGAGTTTATGCTGGTAAATTTATTGGATTTGATCCAATAACCAGAACGATTGCACAAAGAGAAATTACTTTTGATGACCATTATTATACTAGTGAACATGGTAATAAAGTTCCTAATTTAGCAGTTGTTGAAAATGTAAAAGGATTAAACAATACTCAAATGTTTGATGCTAAACAATCTGTTTATGTTTTTGGATATTATAGAAAAGATAATGATTTCATTAATCAGAAAGATCCCGAATCATTAAACTATGTTGATGACCCTTATAAGTATATCTTCCAAAGACGAGCAATAGTACAAAATTTAATGACACAAAGAGTGCAAATAGTTTTACCTGGAAATTTTCAAATAACATCTGGTGTAAATGTTAAGTTACTCGTACCTAAGATTGGTCAGTATTTAAAAAATGAAGATAATTTGGATAAATCATTGTATGGAAATCATTTGGTAATTGCAACACACCATTGTATACAACCAAATAAACATGAAGTAGTAATTGAAGCAGTTTCAGATTCATCAAATAGAGAATATGGAATATTAACTTCTAAACCAATTCAAGATTCGGCATATTACGCATGATAGTTAATCAACCTAAAAAAGACTATGGCACTTTTGATCCAACCAATTGGGTTGGTGTTGTTGAGAATAGTCACGACAAATTAAATATTGGAATGTATAAAGTCCGTATTATCGGATTACATTCACCTAATGTTGAAGAAGTGCCTGTTGATAATCTTCCTTGGGCTCATGGAGCTATACCTTTATCACAAGGTTATACCACTTCAGTTGCAAGACCTGGTGAATGGGTTGTTGGTTATTTTTTAGATCCTGAAACATTACAGTATCCCATTATTATTGGTATTCTTCCAGGAATACAATCAACCAATGTGGTGAATGTTACAAGTTCTGGTTCTAAAGTTGGTTCATACAGTTACAACAAGTCAGCAGGATTTGTACCACAACTAACGCAAGAGCAAGCGGATAAAACACCAGTATTACCTGAAGGCATTGTAACAAGATCAGTTGGTCAACCAACGACAGCACCTCTTGCTCGTGGAGTATATGAGAACAGTAGTATTTCAGTTGCTGATTCCAATGCAGAACATGTTTGCGATTTTAAAAAGAAACTTAGATATGATATTGCAATTGAAAAACTTAAAGTTTATGAATTTGTTCAAAAAGCAAGAGCTGCAATAAAAGCATATTTTACAAGTCTTTCTTCAGGTCCAATGTCTACTGCTATTCAAGCTGCAATTAGGCAAATCAAAGAGATATTAAAAATGATAAAGAAAGCTGCGGATTTTATTACTGATGTTGCAAAAGCTATTGCTGATTTTATTAAATATTGCAACGAACTTATTGCGTACATTGCAAGTCTGCCTGCACAATTGGCAGCACAATTAAAAAAGTGTTTGCAGGAATTCACCAACGCTTTATCAGATGCTTTATCGTTTGATAGTGTAACTAAAGATGGTAATCCATCTCCATTTTCTGAAATTAAAAGTTTAGTTGAAACCGCAAAAGAAACCGGCCAAGCAATAGAAACAGCAGTAAATGCCTCAACAACCGCAGTAGCACAAGCAACAATATTGGCGGTTACAGCTAAATCATTTGGACGAGTATAATGGCAACTAAACCTAGTGGACTTGATTGGACAGAACCTTCATCAACATTTGTTGGTGAATATCCATATGCACATGTAACAGAAACACAATCGGGTCATCTATTTGCTATGGATGATACAAAAGATTCTGAAACAGTTAGACTAGCACATCGTTTAGGCACATTTACAGAATTTCAAAAAGATGGAACAAGAGTTGATAAGATTGTTGGTGATGGTTATCAAATTATTGCCAAAAATAACCACGTATTAATTAAAGGCGTATGCAATATTGTAATTGAAGGAGATTCAGTATTGCGTGTTCAAGGTGATGCTGATGTAAAGGTTGATGGTGATGCATACACAATGGTTGAAGGAAATTTAACAACCAAAGTTAAAGGTGATGCTTCTATTTTTGCTGGTGGTGATTTAGATTTAGCAGCTGGCGGTGCAACAGGCACAGTAACAATCAATGCACCAGATGGAATAAATTTAAATGGTGATGTTACAGTTAATGGACTATTGACAGCTGCAAGTAGCATACATTCAGGTGATAACATTGTGGCTGGAAAACAATTGTTCTCTTATTTGGGAATTCAAACTTTAGGTGGTATTAATTCAGGATTTACCTCAGAGAGTCCTGTGCCACCTGGCGTAATTACTTCAACTGTAACAGTAACTTCACCAATTATATTTGGATTGGCAGCAGTACAAGATTCTAGGGGACCAATGGAATTGATTCGACAGTTATATAATATACACATACATCCAACACCTAAAGGACCATCAGGTACACCAACACCAATTCAATAATTATGGCAAATACAATATCCTCAAGATTGACTTTTAGTTTTGATACCACAAAATTTGGTGGAGCTTATTATTTAAGTCAAGAAGCAAAAAACAGTATGAACGTATATCCTTCGGATGTAGTTCAATGGCAAACTCAAGAAATTGCTAATGGTACAATTTCACCAAGTAACTATTTTAAAAATCCAGTACAAGGTGTTTGTTCTAGTATAACATCAAATACAAATTCAATTATAACATTTTGTACAAACGATGTTGCAAATACTTTTCCAAACACTTCAATTCAAGCCAGAAATTTGGCCAATACTGCAAATAATTTGTTAGTGCAAATATTAGATTTTAAATCTCATACTGATAATATGTCCCGTCTTGGAGCAACAACACTTAGTACAGAATTTTTAGTTGATTCTCCAAATATACCAAACTATCAGATGGCAATGGCACAAGGTAGTGAATTGACTAGACTACTTTATTCTACCGAATCGGTACAAAACACAGATGCAATTTTAGGTTGCTTTACAAGTATTTTTGTAAATCCTGAATTAACCGCAAACAGTTGGAATATAGGAAATGGGTACATAAGTTTAACCAACTCCTATAATGGTCTCACAAGTAATATAACCAACTCAGCTTTAGTTAGCATTATTTCTACTTTAGAACAAGCCAATTCTTTAATGTTTACCAGAAGAACATCAGACTGGAATTTTTATAAAAAACAAAGACAAGTATTGAATGACTATCGTTTTGTTACACAATTTAACAATTCTGGCAATACGGATAATTATTTGATACAAAATTACATTGGTACAGACTTCCTTAAAAATAACCTGGCAAATACGTGATAAATAACCCATGGCTACAGTAACCACACAAACAACCAGACAATTTAAAGACTTAGACCTGTCTTTTAATATTCATCCAGTTAAAAAAGACATAAACAAACATGTGGATGAACAGGCAGTTATTAATTCTTTAAAAAATATTATACTGACGAACCACTATGAGAAACCATTTAATCCAGATTATGGTTCCAACATTCGAGCTTTATTGTTTGAAAATATAGATTCTATTACAGCAATTACTTTGGAAAGAGAAATTTTACAAACAATAGAAAATTTTGAACCTCGTGTTAGTGTGTCCAAAGTAACAGCCATACCAGATTTCGATAATAACGGATATTCAATTAAGTTGGATTTTTTTATTATCAATTTAACTAACCCAATAACAATTCAATTCTTACTACAAAGAGTCAGATAATGGCAGACCGTTTAAATGTAACCGATTTAGATTTTGATACACTCAAATCTAATCTTAAAAGTTTTTTAAAACAACAATCCGAGTTTTCTGATTATGATTTCGAAGGAGCAGGTTTAAATGTTCTTTTGGATATTCTTGCCTATAATACGCATTACAATTCATATTATTTGAATATGTTGGCAAATGAATCTTTTTTAGATTCTGCAATATTAAGAAACTCTGTTGTATCTCATGCTAAACGATTTGGTTATACTCCACGTTCTGCATCGGCACCTTTAGCTAAAATTAATTTTTCAGTTGATTCTTTATCTTCAACGCCAGGTTCATTAACATTACCTGAAGGTTATATTTTCCTTTCAAATTTAATTGATAGTAAATCCTACAATTTCATTACATTAGAAGATACGACAGTTTCAAAAACTGGTAATAACTTTGTATTTACTAATTTGAAAATTTATGAAGGCCAATTAGCAACATATAGTTTTACACATGTTGAAGCTTCCAATCCAAAACAAATTTTTACTTTACCGGATATTAATATTGATACCTCAACAATTAAAGTTAGTGTAAGGGAATCAATTTCAAATTCAACATCTACAGTTTATACATTGAATACTGATGCTTTAGATATAGATTCAACCTCTGAAGTATATTATATACAAGAAGGCCAAAATAACAAGTATGAAATTTATTTTGGTAATAATGTTTTAGGTAAAAAAATACCTGATGGAAGCATTGTTTCAGTAAAATACTTAATTACGAATGGTGACTTAGCAAACAAAGCTAACAGTTTTATTGCGACTTCCACGATTGGTGGGTATTCAACATTTATTGTCAATTCAACATTGGCTGCTTCTGGTGGAGCACCAAGAGAAACAGTTGATCAAATTAAGTTTGCAGCTCCATTACAATTTACTTCACAAAATCGTGCGGTAACAAAAAACGATTATATCAAACTCATTCAACAAAAATATCCACAGTTTGAAGCTGTCAATGTTTGGGGTGGAGAAGAAAATGATCCTCCAATTTATGGTAAAGTTTTTATTTCTGCAAAACCAAAAGAAGGTTTTGAAGTAACAGATGCCGAAAAAGAATTTGTTAAAGAAAAGATCATTAAGCCAATTAGTATTCTTACAGTAACACCTGAAATTGTTGATATTGATTATAACTTTTTAAAATTAATTTCTAAAGTTTATTATGATCCAACAAAAACAATTAGTAATACTAATACATTAAAA